GTGGATTTTCTCACCGGTTGACGGGTTGGCGAGGGTGATGCCCTTGAGTTCATGGTCTCGCCCTGCGCGGTCTGCCCGCAGGATGCAGAGAACGAGGGCCCAATTAACACCCTTGCCATAGTCTGCTGTTGGCTGGTTTCCCTCTTCGTCTGGCACTGCCTCGAACGACGCAAGGCGTCGACGTAGAGACCCGGCATCGAGTCGCCCGCCTTCGGTCTTGGTTCTGAGTGTCTTGGTACCTGTCATGTTGTGAATTGCCATTGTCTTGGCTCCTTCTGTGTGCGCCACTATTGTGGCTTGGTATGCCCTAGGTGGGCGGTGTTGGTGCGGTGTGTGTCCCGCTCCCTCTCTCATCTACTGGGTACAGTAGTATCGGCTTGGCTCGCGTGCGTCCAAGGAGAAACGACAATAGTAAACGAAAGAGTGACAATCGAGTTGATTGTAAACGGTTCGTTGATGGCCACCGATGCTCAATGCGTCCCGCGTCTAAGCGATGACTTCGGCCGCAGCAGGGCGGAGAGACAACCATGATCTCATTGTCCGACACCTGTGAGTGTCATGGCCAACCTCGACAGTGCGTGAGTTCCCGCGTCAGCGTCTTGGGGCGGGGGTCATTAAAAGGATGACAGCTCTGCTGGCGTAACCTCTTCACGCTCCTCGTTACTGGTGGTTATCAGGTTCCGCCGACGCCTAACAACAGCATGGGTCAAAGGAATCTCCCGCGTAGCGACTCTTGGCGCTGATGTTATTGGTGGTCAGTAGGTTCCGCCGACGCACAACCAATCATGGGTCTCGGGAGTCTCTTTTGTGCAGTATTGGTGTCATTTTGTCCCTTAATCAGCCCAAGCACCTACGTAAGAACAGGTGGTTAGCAGATGTTGGAGGGTAGTTTACCGGTGGTGTGTCCCGTAGCGTGGCGTGGTGTGGCGCTTCCAGCTCGCGGCGCTTGAGCGTTCGGCTGGGTTCCGGGCGTGGCGGACTCTTGTCCGAGGCATCCGAGGAACTGGCCCGGTTGAATATAGTAGGCACAGTGGAGTGCTGGTAGGCACGGAGTTTAGGGGGGTACCCCCTCTTTCAACTTAATGACCGCCCAACCTAACACCCTCCATGAATTTTTCCCCTATTTGGGTTTAGCGCAGTGCGTTACGAGTAGATCCCTATTGAAGCACCCCCCCTCGGATTGACCTAGAGAAAGCCCGCAAGATTGGTTACTTGTATTGTGCATCAACGGGAAGCTACATCCGTTGCCCTTGCCAGGGTCCAACTGGGTAGGCTTTAGACTTCTAGGTTCTTATCTAGAGCCGAAGGGTGACAAGGGTTGCGCGTCCGCCTTAAGGGTGACCGGCCTGGTCACTGGCGTCTACTCCGTAGCTTGTGGGGTAGTTACATGTTAGCGACCCCTTGCCTTCATTGCAATCATTGGCGTACCATTTTCTTATGACAGTAGCGGCAGAGAGTAAGACCCGTAAGAAGCGAAGTGCTGGATCGTATTCAGTGCAGGGCAAGAAAGTTAATGTTGTCCAGTCGAAGGACAAGCACAAGTTATGGGATGACTTGTTTTCAATCACAGAGAGTCAGATCTCTGGCCTAAAACAGAAGATAGACGAGGGAGGCGAGCTCGACCATCGAGAGATGCAGAAGCTTGATTCCTGCTATTCCGGAATGAAGAAGCTCTTAGAAATAGAAGCACAGCTCAAATCTGACGCTATTAGTTCAATGACTAATGAGGATTTGATGAAGATAGCGAGAAAAGTGCTCAGGGAAAAACCAAAGAATGATTCGAAAGATAAAGCCACTGGACCATGATTTCATTTACCACTCATGGCTCCACTCCGTAAAATGCCCGACTAAAGCAGTGACGGGTATGACCCGCTGCCTCATTGATGACTTAGTGCGTCGAGAGGCTATTCAGATCTGGTGTCCGGATGACGACCAGGACCACATCATTGGATGGATGGCTCATGGCACTCTTGATGAGACCCCTTTGCTTCATTTCATCTTTGTGAAGAAGAACTTCCGGAAGAATGGTGTAGCTCGAGATCTTCTAAGAAAAGTATATCCGGACACGACCAGTCCTATATTCTGCACCTTCTGGTCATGGCATATGCAGAAGCTAGGGGCTAAGGAGAGATGGAATGCTCGTTTTGTGGGTAACCTTCTTCCTACTGTGATCTGGAAGATACTCGATGGAGAAAACCGTGTCCTCCAGTAAGAAAAAGGATTCCCTGCCCGCCATGACCCTAACGAGTCGGGAAGTCCTTGAAGCTTTGGCCATCCGTCTTGGGCAAGAGTCTGTTGGGCCAAATGATGCCCAGAAAAGACAAAGGAAACGTAGCCATGTGCTCAACATTGAGAAAGCACTCTTCTCAGAGCAGGTCGACTTCGTCAGAGACCCCAGTAGGAGAAAAGCGGCAATATGCAGCCGGCGAAGTGGAAAGAGCTTTGCCGCAGGGCGCTACCTCGTCAAAGAGTGCCTTGATAATGAGAGAACCCTCTGTGTCTACATCGCTAGAACAAGGGAAGCGGCCAAACGCATCCTTTGGACATCCCTCAAAGAGTTGAACCAGAAGTACCGCCTAGGGATTAGATTTAACAACGCTGACCTTATTGCGACCTTCACAAATGAGTCTCAGATCATATTCACGGGTGCCAACGATGCATCCGACGTGGATAAGCTCCGTGGTGCAGCCTTTTCTCTGGCTGTCCTCGATGAGGCCGCTTTCTTCAATATTAATTTGCAGGAGCTCGTCAACGAAGTACTGACTCCAGCCCTCTTGGATAAAGACGGCTCACTGGTCATGATCTCTACACCGAACAGCGCATGTACTGGATTCTTTTACGATATCACCGAAAAGGGGAAGTACAACTTCTCAGTTCACAGGTGGACAGTGAAAAATAACCCGTACATGAGACATGCAGTCCGAGCTATCGAGGAGGACATTAAGAATGGGATCCTCCGACCAGGCGACCCATCCTTCAAACGAGAATACCTTGGCCTCTGGGTCCGCGACGATCAAGACATCGTCTATTCCTATGGTGAGCACAACCTGCTTCATGAAACCCCCCACAGTGATGAGTGGGAATACGTCATGGGTATCGACCTCGGATATCATGATGCTACCGCCTTCGTGGTTGTGGGATGGTGCCCTGAATCACCTTACCTCTACATTGTGGATGAATACAAAGAGACTCAGATGCTGATCTCGGAGGTTGAGGATAAGATCAAGCGCTTTATGAGCGACTACAACTTCACTTCAATCGTTATGGATACTGGTGGCGGTAGCTCGAAGATGCTCTTGGAATCATTCAAGCAGCGCTCTGGTCTACCTCTTAGAGCTGCTAAAAAGACCGGGGACAAAGTGGGCATGATTAAACTCATGAACTCGGACTTGGCATCTGCATTCATCAAGGTTAAGCCCGAGATGGAGCTTCTTAAGGAGTGGGATAAGCTCCAGTACAACAAGGCAAAGACTGCCGAAGACCGCAGATATGACAACCACCTCTCAGATGCTGCCCTCTATGCCTGGATGGAGAGCAAGCATTTCTTCTTTGAAGAAGCGGAAAAGCCCCCTGATTTCGGGAGTGAAGAATACTTCAAGCAGCTTGAGGATAAGATCGAGCAGAGATTACTTGAGGAACAGGATACAAATCAGTACGATAAAGAACTATGGGGTGAGGGGTATCAAGATATTGATCTCTGGGCCAACTAGGAGGAAGCAATGAGTGAAGCGCGCAGGAACGAATCTGCACCTAGCACCAAGAAGCTAAAGAGTATTCTCAAGCTACTCAATGAACATGGGGTATCTCGCTATAAGGACTCAGAGGTTGAGATCGAATTAGTGGGACTGGCTCCGCAGATGGCTCAAGCCATTCCAGAAGAGTTTTCGTTTGAGCGGTACGACGAAGAAGCACAGAAGCCACAGCAAGAGCTGAAAAAGAAACCTGAGTATGAACCCGTGGATGATCTGGGTAATACGGAGACGGATTACCTTTACTGGAGTGCTAGCGAATGAGTTACGGCGTATTTAATGATACCTTCTGGTGGCTTGCTGATGAGGAAAGTGTTCATCGGCAAATCAGCAAGTTTGTCACTGTTCTCAGGGATGAGCAGGATTCATATTACGCTGATAATGCAGTATTCGGTGGTCTCTATAACGGGGCTCCTCCGCATGCTCGGTATCTTCAAGGGTCTTCCAATTACGCTTTGATGCGTCAGCCAAGACTAACATTCAATATTGTTCACTCCATCTGTCAGGCGGCTACAGCCAAGATCGCCAAACATCGTCCTTCGGTTAGCTTCTTGACGGATGGGGGAACATTCTCCCAGAAGCGAAAAGCTCAGCTCTTCAACAAGTTTATCCAGGGTCAGTTCTATGACATGCGAATCTACCAGGTAGCTCAGCGAGCCTTCCTTGATTCCTGCATTTACGGGACTGGAGCTGTTAAGATCTTCGAGCAGCATGGGAAGATTAGAGCCGAAAGAACTCCACCGCACGAGCTGACTCTTGACCCGCTTGAGGTCGAGAACGGAAACAGCCCTCGCCAGTTATTCCAGACAAAGCGACTGTCTAGGCATGTTTTGGCTGAGATGTTTCCCGAGCACAGAGAGGCAATTGTTGAGGCAGCCGACGCTGAGGACGACCAGTATAGCGACAAGGACGCTCGTAAGAGTGACATGATTCAATGTCATGAGGCATGGCATCTGCCCTCTGGGCCAGACGCTACTGACGGGCGACACATCATCTGTATTGATTCAATCACCCTTCTCGATGAGCCCTGGGAAAAGGGATACTTCCCATTTGCCTTTATGCGATGGACCGAAAACCCAATGTCTTTCTGGGGTAACGGTCTGAGCAAAGAGGTGAAAGGAATTCAGGTTGAGATCAACAAGCTCCTGGCCAGAATCCAAGAGCAAATGCACCTGGCTACACCGAAGGTATTCATCGAAGACTCTTCTAAGATTGTCCAGGCCCACCTGAATAATCGAGTGTGGGGAGTGATGAAGTACCGTGGAACGCCACCACAGTTCTTTGTCCCACGCGCTGTATCGGGTGAGATGTTCTCCCACCTGGACCGACTGGTTGAGAGAGCCTACGAGATGACGGGTATCTCCCAGCTTGCG